ACTGGTCCAATCTGGCATCACTGCCCAAGCATTGGGCGGTGTGGGATCAATAGTATAATTGTCAGGTGTGAGATAATATGAACTGGCTGAACCACCAGCATAGAAATAGATACTGGCACGATTCTGTAGGCTGCGATCGATATTACCTTCACGATCAATGGTGTAACTCACATCACGACCAAAAGCAGTAAATACTATCCTTTGGTCATTCCAATAAACATCTTCTAAGGTGTAAGAACTGGCCAGGCTATCACTTAATTTTGTACCTGTGGTTTCACTGATGGTCACACAATACCACATGGTCTGATTGTTGTTGGTCATCACAGCATCGGTGATCTTGCCAGCCACAAATGCTTCACCATACAGCACAGGTACTTTGTTGCGTGTATTGGCTTCTACTTGTACTTTGACACCAGGATCAGGTTGTTGACCAGCACCACCGCCATCACTGGGATTGTCTTTTTTGCTGGAGTTGAGTTTGTTGAGAGCATAGCCCAACAACACTGTGCGAGTCAAGGCAGCAGCCACGCTCTTGCCTGTGACCCAACTCCAACCAGTCTTGATGGCTGAGATGAAATCCATTATTGCGCACCTCCAAAATTAAATTGGCTGCGTGCGATGGTGGGCACACGGTCCATGCTGATGTCTGTGGGATAATAGCGTTTTTGATCCACTGGATTGGTCCTACGACCAGCCAATTTCTGGCTCAACACTTCGACCAGGCTGGCGGCAGTGAGAGTCAATGTTATGGTACCAGCCTCATCACTGCTGGCTTCTGCGATTTCATCTTGTATGCTGTAATTGGTTATGATGCCGGAGAATCTAGTTATGGGATTGCCAGTGATGGCCAGGCTCGCACCAGTGGTGGCATTGAAAAAATTCCTGTAAACTTTTATAGAACTGCCTGTGATCTTGTTGTCTAAGATCTCACTCACTCTGGTTATGGGGATACCAGCGATGCTTATGGTCATTTCTTGATTGGTGATGCGCAATTCGCTGACATTGTCACTGAGACCCAACAATGTACCAAGAGCCGTGTAACTTTCGCTGTCAATGGTGTAGTCGCGATGATAATCGCTGAATCTCAACACGCTGTAATCGGGTACATCGATCCTTACGAAATTATTGGCCTGGATGCTGGTATAACTGGTGAGATTCACACTCATGTGAGATCCTCAACAAACACAAATGGTCCTGACCATGCCACCTGATCTCTGGCAAATATGGTCCATTGTGGGAATTGTGTACAGATCACACTCCAGGTCACATTCTGTCCCACTATGAGAGTGTATGAACCCGCGGCTTCCAACACAGGTCTATGTAGTGAGACAGTGTTGCTGTTAAAGGCCACATCTGCTGTGACTGAATACACTGATCCTGCGGCTCCCAATTGTATGAGATCACCAGCTCGGAAATTGTAACCACTTGCTGCCTGTCCACCTGTGAGTGTTATGGTGTTGCCTGATGTATAAGTGGCAGTGATGGTGGCAGGGTTGCTGGCATTGCCTTGATATTCACTGAGCCAGGCCTGTCCTGAATCATTGATCTGTATGGTGCCCACTGTGACTCGGTCCAGTGCTTCCATCTTTTCGATGAGACCACGATAATCCGTCCATCTTGGACCATCTGGCAGTCTCACTTCAAATCGCCAAGGCAGACTGCCTTGGCTGATGGCCCGCACAGTACCATCACGGGTCTGTGTCTGTGCCACGCTTTTTCTTTTGTTGATGCTGATGGTTTCAGCACGATCTATCACTGTTTGGAATGCTGTGGTCAAGATTTATCTCCTACCTGAAGGGAGGCTGCGACGGCCTTGTTCTGTGACTGCGTAGATGAATTGTGGATCACGGGCCACCAATTCCTGGAATGATCTAGCATCCACCGCAGATATGTTGTAGATCACGCTGGTGGCACCACCCAGTTGATTATTGGGTATGATGTTGCCAGCACCTGGTGGCATGAAGATTTCTGGACCACGCTCACCCACCAATATAGGTCGATTACCAGGTACTACACCACCGCCAGCAAAGCCAAATATCTTGCCAATGCTGCCAAGGATACCGCCACCTGATCTAGCACCACCACCCATGCCCAATACCTGTGCTATGACTTGTCGTATTTGACTGCGCAACAAATCTTCTACTATGCCATTGATCATGTCACGGAAACTCAATCTACCAGTTTTGGCAAAATTAACAAAAGCATCTTCCAGGCCAGATGTGACCCTGGAGAATATCTGTTCAGCTCTTCGAGCCGCATTGGTAGCATCATCGGCATACTGCTGGAATGCTCTACTCCAACCACTGGTGAAACTTCTCTGATATTCTTGTATGCGCTGGGTTTCAATGGCCATGGCCTCACCCACAGCAGTGATGGTATTCCTGCTGTTTTGTGTGTTCAATAATAGATCATTGATGGCTTGCCGTTGTGCTTCACTGAGACCTTCAGTGGCCAAGATGGCACTTTCAATACTGCGTTGTACATCTTGGAAACTCTGATCCATCAATCTCACATTGCCGGTGGCATCAGCGATGGCTTTCCTGACTCGTTCTTGATCTTCGGGTGACAAATTACTCTTGGCCACTGCTTCCATCAATCTGGCTCGTTGTGCCAGGATGGTGTTGAGTTTTTCTTCTTGGCTGGCACGATCTTGGAAACGGCCTGCTTCTATTTCAGCACGGGCTACCTTTTCCAACAGTTTCACCCTGGCATCAGTGTAGACAGAATACTGTTTTTGTAGATCTTCTAGGATGGCTCTTTCACTGTTGATGGCACGGATGCGTTCTTCAGTGGCACGCTTGCTGGCTTCACCATTTTGTATGATGAGATCGCGTTCTTTGATGTAATCTTGTTCTCGAGCCTTGCGGCTGGCAGCATCCAAAGCATCATATTTTTGTTTGAGGCTCAGCAAAGCACTCTGTGTTTGCTCTTCGATCTGTGCGGTTTCTTGACGCACCCTGCGTTGTTCTTCGCTGAGGTTCAATGACTCCAATTCAAGATCTAAACGATCCTGTGCTGATCTGCGCTGTCTAAGATATTGTTCTGTGACCTGTGTGAGACTATCTCGTTGCTTTTTAATAATATCCAAGAGGCCTTGTTGATCTCTTTGGGTTTCTTGTGTGGCATTTCGGGTCTTGTCAACTTCTTTGTTGAGTTTTTCCTGTTCATCAACACTTTCTCGTGTGAGACCAAGATAGGCTGATGCTCCAGAAGCCACTGCCAAGATAGATCCAATGATGGTGATCAGTTTGTTCTTGCTGACCACGGTATTAAGTTCTTTCATGATGGTGAGTAGTTTGACAAAACCACCCAGGACCGCAGCACTCACACTGGCCACCAAGGCAGCAGCCATGATGCGGAACAACACAGTGAGGTCTTTGACATCGATGTTGAGTTGATTGATGAATTTAAACAAGGGTTCAAATGCCACTGCCGCTGCCACTTTGATATCAGTCAAGATGGCACCAATCTTGTCAAAGGCAGCACCAGCAGTTTCAACCTGAGTTTGATATTCAGCATATTTCTGTGTCTGGCGATCGATCTCAGCAGTGAAAGTTTTGAGATCCACACCCATGATGGCCTTGCCAAACATGTCCATGGCTATGGCATTGCGCTGTGCTGGATCACGGATCTCTGTGAGGGCTTTGAGTACCTTGCCTCGTAGTTCTTCCTGGCTCATCCTGCCAAGATCTGTGATGCTGATGCCTAGTCTTTCAAATGTTTGTAGGGTTTTGAGATTGCCTGAGTTGGCAGCTTCGATGTTGTTGGCAAATGTTTGGAACAATCTTGCTGCGGCATCAGCATTGCCACCGCTCTGTGCCAGGGCCTTGCTGAGTCCGATCACGCTGGCCACTGTGGTTTCATTGGCTGCGGCTATGTCCGTCATCTGATCAGCGAATCTAGCGGCAGCCACACCTGCGGCTGTGAGTGTGCCAGCTAGAACAGTGGAGAATCTGGTCACTGTTTGATTGAATCGACCAAAATCATCATTGAGTCGTTCCACACGCCGACCAAGATTCTCCAATGCTCTCTGGGCATTCTGCGTGGCTACTTCTACTTCATATTTTAAATCGGCGGCCATATCATTTCCTCATGATCGAACGCACTAAGCGTTGTATGAATCTTTCTGTGGGTCTACTCATGCCTTCAGGACTTTGGCGGCTGTAACCTTGGTCCAATCTTTCAGCATAGGGATATCTTGCTTCGATGGTGTTGCCACGCAGGTGTGTTCGTCTGCGAGCATTGCCGGTGCGTATGGGAGTTTCTTTGTACCAGAAGTCAAAAGCACGATCAGGTACTTGATCCAACAATTTTTGTCGGCGTTTTAAGTCGCTGGTAATCTTGTCTACTTTCAATGTCACTGTCATCTGCGCTTGACCCTTTCCATCATTTCTTGTAATTTATTTATTGGGATTTGCGGAGTTTGGGGTCGGTGGCCATTCTTGGCATCAGCCTGTTCCTGTAGATATCTCTGATAACTCATGGCCATATCCATACACCACAGGTCAAATGTGTCTGCGGATCTCAGCAAAGCACTGGGCAATTGATGATATCTCTGTGCCATGGTATCCAGCATTACCACCATGGTGAGGTTGGGATCTTCAGGCTCTATCTCAGCCTGCGTTACTTTCCCAGGTTTTCTACTACTTTCGTGAGCACACGCATCATGATGCCCACTGGTAGGCTGCGGTTGGCTTCAAGTATGGTCTGACCTGATTCATCCAACACCAGGGTACGCACAGTTTCAAATATGCCGGCCTGCGTGGTGTCAGCCTGCTGTGCTGCCAATCGCATGAACACATCCATGGGCTGGCGATCCCAGGTCCAGAATTCTATGGCTTCACCATATTCTCGAGTGGTTTCTTCATCATCCAATACGATTTTAACTAATTGTGGTTCGCGGGCTAGGTCTGAGAGTTTCACTCAATGTCTCCTTTTCTTTCGATCAATTTATTGGCCACAACGGTGGCAAAGGCCAAACGACTTGAGGCCTTTTCTATGTCTCTACGGGCACAACGGATTTCATTGCCGGCTTTGGCTATCTCAGCGATGAGACTGTCCAGCAAATCTCTACTGCTCTTGCTATCTAAAATGTCCATGTCAGACTCCTTTCGATCAGAAACAGCGGGCCAAAGCCCGCTGGATCACTTACTGCTATTACTTGGTCACATCAGGTGCTGTGGCGGATACTTTGTACTCGCCGTCAACAGTGATGGTGATTGGTGTGACCCACACAGGTGCGTCAGCACTGACTGTGGGTGCTAGGCCTGTGATATAGCCCACACCATAGATGAACTTGTTACCACTGGTGCCTTCGATCGCGATAGAAAAGTCTATCAATTCTTTGTTGATCGAACAGCCCAGGATACCTAGGTCAGCCATGGTACCACTTGTGGGTGGTAAGCCGCCAGTCCATGTTGCCACATTACCAAAGAATGTGGTTTCATCGACCACCAGGTTCATAGCCACAGAGTTGGTGGATGTAGTAGCGATCTGTTTCTTCGCTGTTTCATCCAATTGGCTCCATGTGAATACATCATTGGCATTGTTGATGGTCATGTCCTGTAAGCCAGGGACCTCAATGTTGCCAGTGAACACATTGCCAGTGTTGTTACCGATCATCAGAATTACTTCTGAACCGGTAACGCCTGGACTTGGATTAATATAAGCCATCTTAATGGTTCCTTTTAGTTGGTTACTACCCTTTGAAACACAAATTCAAAAGTCAGGGTGATGAGATCTGAAACGAATTCGCTGGTGGTGGTCACACGCCGTTGGCGATAACCATTGTCAGCAAAATCCAATCTAAGATCTTGTATGGCCTGGACCAATGTGTTGTGATTCGAGGGCAACTGTTTTGCGTCTGCGGCAAAATAGACTCTGGTCGTGACAAGCTCCATAGCAAATCCTTGACCATCCAAGGTATCTGTGATGGGATCAAAATCAAGTTGACTCTGGTCCACATAGATCCGCTTGGGATTCATGACATAGAGAGGTTGATTGTCTTGGCTCCACGGAAGATGATCCACCACTGAGAATGTTCCCAAGGTGGATGATCCAAGATCCTTTAGGGCCGAGACTATTTCTGTTCTCATCGAACTCTCCGGAGATTGTAGATACCCGGTGATTTCTCACGGCTCTCTACAACACCATCATTGTCAAAATCATACCAATCACCAGCAGTGACCAATTCACCAAACAGCACATTGGCACGCTGGACATAATAGCCCATCTTTTGCCGTTCAGCATTTTCTTCGTTGCCAAAATCCGCGATCCTGGGCAGGATGTACTCGCCCATGGCTTTGAACACACAGAGGTCTGTGAAATCACTTTTGCGGGCCAGGATCCTACTGGCATCTAAGGCAGGAATATCTGCTACTGTTTGGTAATTGGTGATGGCATCTCTACTCATATAGTAGCTCTGCCACCACTCACTGGCTCTTAGTTCGGTCAGGATACGCTCCGTAGCACGGATCAGTAATCCTTCTACCACATCATCGGTTAGGCCTTCATTGGCATCAAACAGGCGTTGGTCACGATCTACCACATCCTGGTATTCTGCGAATGAAAGGACTGTTTGTCCTGAAGTTATGAAGGCCATTACCTGTCTCCTTAAGCTACCAAGTCAACACTCAATGTGTAACCGTGTGTGGACTGTAGTGTAGCGGCACCAGCCACTGCTTTCAGGACCACATCTGTGGCACGATCTTTGGCCTGGCGCTGCTCTTCCATTTCGATGGTACCGCGCATGGCGTGGCCTATGGCAGAAGAAGCAAACACAGCACAAGTTGCTATACCAGTTCCAGCAGCATAAGGTACCAAGCTGGATTCAATGATGGTACAACCTGCCAACTGACCAACAAAATAGTTTGTTAAAATGCTGTCAGCCACAGCACCACTGGCAGTATAGCTGCTGGTGGCAGTGAGAGCTTTCTTGATGGCATTGGCAGCAGTGGGGTGGATCACAGCATAGAAAGGACCAGTCAACTTGTTGGCACGCAGGGCAGCAACACGATCCATGATGTTGTCTTTGGTGAAACTTGCCAAAGCAATAGCTGTGTCGCCTGCACCTGTCAGGTTGGCAAACTGTGCGAATGCTTGTGTGTCCATGCTTTCAGCGATGGCACGACCACTTTGCTCACCAATCTGTGCGATGACATTGCTGTAAGCGCTGTCACGCAACATGTCAGTGATCTTATGGTAAACCACATGCTCAGCCAGGGTGATGGTGGCACTGGTTGTGTTGGTGTCTTTGGCAGTGGCGGCTGACTCATCTGAGATGAGTTCAGCAGCGATGCTGGAAAACACTGGTACTTGTAATACTTTGCCTGCGTTGACAGGTGCGTCAAACACAGTCAGCAACTGACGAGCCACGCTGTTTTCATAGGCAGCGTACTGTGCTTGGGTTACTAGGGCAGCGAATAATTCACTGTTGATTGCGGTTGTATTAGGCATTTGCTAATTCCTTTTAGTTAAATTTTGCCTGCGGCACGGGCCTCGGCATATAATTTTCTATGTTGAGGATTCTTCATGTCTAGATTTTTTAGATCAATGGATCCTCGGCTCTGAGCGATATTGGAACGACCGTTGGTAGTGGCAGGTGTTGGTTGTACAAAATGCGGATTGGCTTTGAGAAAATCCTGGACTAGGTCCTCGACTCCCAAAGGTTGACCGGCATCACTGTACCGGACTTGACCATTCGAATCGGTCACTTCCACCTCACCATCCTGATTCAAACGCACCTGGTTCTTTAACAGAGCCTTGACTTGGTCGGGGTTGACCGACCGCAGTTGTGCGGCAGCATTCAACAACGGAGTATCCACTCGGTATTCCTGTATCACTCTATCTCTTTTGGCGATCTCAGCGTCTTTTTTAGTGGCAAGGTCCTGGAGTATCTTTTCAAATTCTCCACGCTTGACTTGCTCTTCTTGTTTCTTCTTTTCCCAATCGCTTTTGATGTTCCTAAGTTCCTCGATGTCACCCAGTTCTTCCAAAGGCTTCATGGCCTTTTTCATCACTGCTGATTTCATCTTGGCCATGGCATCATCGAATTCCTGTTGGGAATACATGCGCTGTGTCGCGGCGACCTGACTTGTTTCTTGGCTTGAGGTGTCAGTGACCTCTGTTGCTGCCGATGTTTCTTGAGTCATCGTAACTCTACCTTCCTTTCGAAGTTGTGTTTAAAAGTTATTTAGTGCTTTTCTTGCGTGAGCCACGGTAACCCGCGGCATAAGCCGCACGACCTTGCCGTGCTGCCATCTGTTCAGCTCCTGCTCCATAATAGACCCGTCCGGATCTACCCCAACGGTAACCCGTCTTACCACCAGGACCTTGTACCTTCATCACTGGCATCAATCAGTGTCCTTGTCATCCCAACCAGCACACCAGAACACTGGGCTCACTGTTTCATCCCATTTGGAACACCGGCTGTCAAACTCATTGTAGTATTCACAGTTGGCACAGTTCTGATTTTGTGGTACTCTGGGATC